ACCCAGCGGCGACAAGGTTCGCTTGTTCAAGCTGTACGCCGGTACCAAGATTCACGACTTGAAGATGGTCAACGCCGCATTGGGCGGCAGTACCACCGTCGCGTTGGGTTTCGAGTACGTCAACGGCGAAGCTGGCGGCGGTGCAACTGCACTGCTGGCCGCTACATCCACGGCATCTGCCGCATTGACACGCCAGGGCGCAATCGCCCCGGTTGTCTTGCATTACGACGCCTACGTCACAGCTACCATCGGCGGTGCCTCCGCAACTGGCCAACTGGATGTGGATGTCTTCTTTGAGTTTCGCGGCAAGTGATTGACCGCACCTCAAGGTGAGTAATGACGGGGCGGCCTGGTGCTGTCCCGTTTTTCATTGATGCAAGGAGTTTTCAACCATGACTGAATTCGTCAACATCGTCTACGTGGGCAACAAGCCTCATGCCTTCGACAACGTGGCCAAGTCTGGCAAAAGCTGGGAAGGCAAGGGCGCTGTACAGCAAGTGACTGACAAGCAAGCCAAGATCTTGCTCAAGTACCCAGATCAGTGGGCACTCGAAAATGAGAGCGATCAGGCAGTCGTTGATACGCCAAACACAGTTGAGTCCGTTGGCGAGAACGGCGAGGCTGTTGATGTCGATGAAGCAGACTTGAAAAAGCCACTCGAGCGCATGACAAAGCCTGAACTGTTTGCCTTCGCCAAAGACAAGTGGGGCAAAGATCTGGACGTGTCTTTGTCCAAAAAGCTGATGATCGACCAGATTGAGGAATGGTTGCAAACCATCGGTGAGTGAGTCGAATAGTCGGGGCACTTCGATACTGCACCAATGGCTGACATCGACTACTCTCAACTGCTGCCAGAGGTTCTACCTTACCTGCGAGCAGACCCTTCAGACCCGGTGACCGAGAACGCAATCAAGCGAACGGTCATCGAGTTTTGCTCGAGCACGCTGGTTTGGAAGCACACACCAGACCCGATCGATGTAGTTGCTGGCACGAGCGCATACACGATTGCTGCACCTACTGATTCGGTGGTTGCTGCCGTTCTTTCTGCCCAAATCGATGGCCAACCAATCGATCCAAAGAGCTTGGATTGGCTTGACTCCAACGTGCCACGTTGGCGCACACAGGCTGCTACTCCCGAGTATTTCACTCAGACAGAGCCCCAGCAGTTGATCTTGGCGCCATTGCCTAGTTCGACGCTGACAAGCGGCCTGACCGTAACGGTTGGGCTTCAGCCTTCACAAAGCGCAGTTGGTTTCCCTCAGTGGATCTTTGACCAGTTCCTCTATGTGCTGGCCGATGGCGCGATTTCAAAGCTGATGCTCATGAGTGACAAACCTTGGACGGATATGCAAAACGGGGCAGACCGGCGTGCCCGGTTTGAGTCGGCCACATCAGGCGCACGCACTAGCGCTGACTCGTCGTTGGGTCGTGCAACTTCGCGCGTGACAGCGCAGCACTGAAAGGGCAGCAATGGGTACCGTAACCGGTGGTTCGATCATTTCAAGCGCACAGCGCATCTTGCAGGACTTGACTGGTGTTCGCTGGCCTGTAGAGACTGAATTGCTGGGATGGCTCAACGATGGCCAGTGCGCGACTGTCATCATCAAACCGAACGCCTATGTCCTCAACGAAAACGTGAGGCTGGTAGCGGGTACTCGTCAAAGCCTTCCTGTTGGTGGCGTTCAACTGGTGGATGTCATTTGCAACATGGGCACCGCCGGTACCACACCGGGGCGCGCGATCAGGCTGACAGATCGAGAAACACTGGATGCACAGGTGCCAGCCTGGCACGCCGCTGCGGCATCCCCCACAGTCAAGCACTACATCTACAACCCGCTTGATCCAAAGCACTTCTACGTCTACCCACCACAGCCAACCACGGGGCAGGGTTACGTGCAAATGGCGCATGCTGGCACACCTACTGCATTGGCGTCATCGTCTGACACCATCGCACTGGATGACATCTATCACGGCGCCTTGATGGACTACATCTTGTACCGAGCGTTCAGCAAGGATACCGAGGTGGCCGACCAGGCACGCGCTGCATCGTTCAAAAACTCGTTCATCACGACACTGACTGGCAAATCAGCAGTGGAGGCGGGCTACAACCCGAACGTGACTGCGCCTGCAAACATCGCACAACGACCAGCGGCTTGACCCAAAGGAGTCGAAGATGTCCGGGTTCAAAATCAACCGGTTTCTTGGTGTTCGCCCACGGATTCCTGAGTCCGTCTTGCCAGAGCACCATGCCACCCTGGCGCAGAACTGCGACTTTGCTTACGCTGAGTTGAGGAACACGAAGAATGGGTTCCTGATCGGCACGATGTCGAACTCGCCAAAGTCGATCTACACAGAGGAAGGCTTGACCTTCTACACCTGGGATACGGACGTCACCGCCGTGCGGTCGCCCATGGCCAGTGATTCGTTCAACAGGATGTACTTCACCGGTGACGGTGGATTCAAGGTGGCCAACAGATTGGGCACCAGGGTAAACGGTGGGCCGCCAAGCACGTCATACCTCGTTGGTGTGCCAAGGCCTACCGTGGCGCCCGCTCTGTCAGCGCCGGCGCACGTTGACCCCAACAAGGTGGCCACATGGGCCTACGTCTACACCTATGCCAACATCTACAACGAGGAAGGCCCGCCAAGCGATGCCACTCAGATCACGGCTGACATCGTCGCAAACATCAACGTCACTGCGACAAAAGACAACCTGAGCGGGTATGTCCCACTCAAGGAGATTCGCGTTTACCGCACGCCCACAGAGTCAACCATTGCTGACTACTTCTATGTCGGTAAGGTAGACATCCAGGCTGCCGCCGTGGGCTCAATTGCGTTTGTTGACAACGTCGATGAGGCCATGTTGAACGAGACACTTTCGTCTCTCAACAACTATCCACCAGCCCAAGACCTTGTTGGTTTGATGAGCCTGCCAAACGGCATCTTGTGCGCCTGGCGAAACAACGAGCTTCACTTCAGCGAGGCATACAAGCCATGGGCATGGCCGCCAAGCTATGTCAAGACGACCACCAACAACATCGTGGGTGCGATCGTTCATGGATCCGGCGCATTTGTCACGACACTGACCAGCCCCTATATGGTCTACGGTGTTACGCCTAGCGCCATGGCCGCATCGCGCATCAACGTTGACCAGGCTGGTGTTTCGAAGTGGGCCATTGCTGTTGTGGACGGCGTTGTGATCTATGCCAGCCCAGACGGCCTAGTTACCCTCAACGGTGCAGCAGCATCGCTCGAGCAGGGTAGCCGGTTCTTCACTCGAGACGTTTGGCGCCAAGCCTACGCTGCCGGGTTTTCCAAGATGCGCTTTTCTGTCTGGGATGGTCGCCTGATCGTATTTGCATCAGACGGTTCGTTCGTTCCATTCATGATTCGCACCGACGAAGCTGATGGGACCATGACGACACTGCCTGGCTTCAGTGCGTCATCTGCATTCATCAGTCAACTGTCTGACCAGTGCTACTACACCAATGGCACCGGCCTGTACCAGTTCAACGGAGGAACAGACAGCCAAGCCGTCTGGCAATCTCGTGAGTTGGTTGTTGGAAGGCCTACAAACTTTGGCTTTGCACAGGCTGTGGTCAACGGTGATTGGGCCATCGAGTTCTACGCAGGCGGCACGCTACGCCATACCGAGAATGTCTCTACTGGCGTTACAAACTTCCGACTGCCTGGTGGGTTCTTGGAGGATCGTTGGAAGGTGAAGCTAACCGGATCCGGTCGGTTTCGTGAACTGCGAGTTTCAACAACAGCCATGGGGCTGGCATCGCTATGAGCTTCTTTGACCCAGTGCCACTCATGGCGCTCGAACAAATCGAGGACACCAACATCAGGACGGTGTTGCAGTCCATTGCAAATGGTCTTCAGGTTCGAAACGGCGAAACTGGGACAGGTGAGCATGCGTTTGTCACGCGCGCCGATCTGACTCGGGTGACAGGAGCACCGGTCAGGTTTGGCTATTCAGGCCAGTGGCCTACGCTTTCTGAGGCGATGGGCCAATCCACTTCCCAGGCTGTTACGGATGTCGAATCAGCCATTGTCAACTCGTTGGCTTTTCAGCAGTTGGGCGATCAAGTAGCCCAAGTCAACACTGACGTCATTGCGGAACAGACGGCCCGTATCGCGGCAGTTCAAGCGGAGGCAACCGCGCGAATTGCTATCGGCAATGACCTGAGCGCATTGGTGACACGCGTGGGGACGGCTGAGTCCAACATCACCACGTTGCAGTCAACAACATCAACTCAGACAACCAGCATCAGTAGCCTAACAACCCGCGTTGGTACAGCTGAATCAAACATTACCAACCTTCAGTCGACAACCAGTACGACATCGACAAACCTGTCAAGCCTGACAACACGGGTAGGCACGGCTGAGTCCAATATCAGCACGTTACAGACGACTACCAGCAACCAGGCCACAACGCTATCAACCTTGACAACAACAGTTGGCCAGAAGGCTCGCACGTTCCTGCAAGCAGACGCGCCAACAGCAAGTGGTACTGGCGATCTTTGGTTTGACTCTGACGACAGCAACAAGCCATACAGATGGAGCGGATCTGCTTGGGTCGCCACGGATGACACCAGAATTGCAGCGGTCCAGGCATCGATCACCAGCGAGGCTACGACAAGGGCGAATGATGACAACGCGATCACATCGAGCATGTCGACCCAGTTCTCCACGGTGAACGGGAACATTTCGTCTTTGCAGTCAACACAGACAACGCTGTCAAACAACGTGTCAACCCTGTCGAGTTCAGTGTCTACGCTGACAGCAACGGTAGGCGGGCACACAACATCTATTCAAAACGAGACAGAAGCCCGTGTTTCTGCCGATGGCCAAATCAACGCAAAGAACACGATCAAGATTGACACCAACGGGTATGTGTCAGGGTATGGCCTCATTAGCGAGGCAAATAACGCTACCCCAACTTCCAGTTTCATTGTTAGAGCTGACAAGTTCGCGATTGGCTCACCATCTGGGCCAGGTATTACGCCTACATTGCCGTTCAGTGTTCTGACAACTGCCGACGCAGATGGAAACCAACCAGGGGTCTACATCGAAAAGGCCTTCATCAAGAAGATCAAGGCCGACGAAATAGATACCAGAGGCTTAACCGTCAAGGATGCCGATGACAATGTGTTGTTTGGCTCCGGTACACCCTTGAGTGTCTCGAACATTTCGGGCCTTGGAAGCCTTGCCACGCAAAACTCGGTGTCCGCAGGGAGCGTTTCGGGACTCGGGGCCTTTGCCACGGTGGACCAGATCACGCCAACAAACGTCTCCACATACATCGCGGGTGCATCCATCAAGTACGCTCAGATTGGGGATGCAGAGGTTGACACACTGAAGATTGCTGGTCAGGCTGTGACTATCCCGCGAGGTTCCGCATGGTCTGGGAACGCTTCATTTTTACATGACATCCTTTTGACAGAGACATCCACTGAGGACTTTACAGGTGCTAAGGTGGTCATTACCGCATCTATGAGCATGAACGTGTCGGGCAGCTCAAACACGGATACAGCCCGTGTGGTTGTCTACAAAAACGGTAGTGCCTGGATGAGCTTTGACGTCGGCACAGCTACTTACGGTGCCCTTGTGAGTGGGTCCATAACCTTTGTGGACTCAAACCCAGGCGTGGCCCGCTACGGGGTTGGCTGTGGTGCTAATGGTTCCGCCCCGAATGCCAGAGCCCGCTCAGGTGGTATATCTGTAATGGCAGGTAAACGATGAACGCTATTCATTATGACCCGACAACCGGGCAAGTATTTTCTGTTATCCAGTTTGGAACCTCCAGTATCGCACTACCGCTTCCACCTCCAGGTCTTGAGGGCTCCTTCGTTTCTTCGTCAGTGGCCATTCCTGCCTACTTCGATGGGACGACATGCACCCCTATTGGGGAATCTCCATCTGTTAATCACACCTTCAACTGGTCAACCAAACAATGGGAAGACCCTCGCACCCTGCAAGACCACAAGGACGCCAAGTGGGAGGCCATGAAAGCAGCCCGCGATGCAGCCGAGCGCAGCACGTTCACATGGAATGGGCACACGGTTGACGCAGACATGGCTAGGCTGAATGGTGCAGCTACGAGCGTCATGATCGCCCAGGCTCAGGGCTACAACTACTCTGACACTTGGACGCTGGCAGACAACTCCACATTGTCGGTGACTGGCTCTGACATTCTCTCAATGGGTTTAGCCCTGGCGGCGCACGTATCGGCATGCCACGCACACGGGCGGGCGTTGCGCCAACAGATCCTGGCTTGCACGACCAAAGAGCAGGTAGACGCTATTGAGTGGTCATTGCCGTAAGGTCGAATAGCAGCAGCATGCCCAGAATCCGGGGCATGCTTCAGCCTTCACAAAAGCCAGCCTCATCACTGATTGCCGATCCGCTTGCGCTGGGTCGCTTTGCATCGGCCATGGATGCCATCAAGGCAGTATTGGCGCATCCAGAGTTGGAACGAAACATCACCAAGGTGGAGCGCACCTTGCTCAATGCCGAGCAAATGCCTTGCCCGGTTATCCACCGTTTCGGGCCTGATGTCTACATCCGTGAGATTCACATGCCTGCCGGTGCCTTTTGCATTGGTGCACACCATAAAAAGCATCACCTCAATCTGATGCTCAAGGGGCGTGTGACCGTCAGAAACGATGATGGCACCACGTCAGAGTTGGTTGCGCCACTGATGTTCATTGGCAAACCAGGCAAGAAGATCGGTTATGTCCACGAGGACGTTGTCTGGCAGAACATCTACGGCACCGACGAGACTGACATCGAGACGCTTGAGTCCATGTTTGTGGAAAAAGGCCAGGCCTGGGCAGAGGACAACGAAAAGCGCAAGCGGCCAACCATCCGAAATGAGCTTGACAGACTCGACTACCAGCGGGTGTTGTCTGAGTACGGAATACCTCACGCTGTTGCACGCGCCCAGTCTGAAAACACGTCAGATATGCGCCCATTCCCCTTGGGGAGCTACAAGGTCATGGTGACTGACTCGCCAATCGAAGGCCGGGGCTTGTTTGCAACGGCGCCTATATCAAAAGGTGAAGTGATTGCACCAGCCAGGGTGGGGGAGCACCGCACCCCGGCTGGTCGATACACAAACCATTCAGCATTCCCCAATGCCAAGTTCGTACTGCGGCAGAACAACGATCTGGATTTAGTCGCTTTGCGAGGCATCGAAGGAATGGCAGGTGGCCGTGTTGGCGAGGAAATCACCATCGACTACCGGCAGGCACTCGAGATAAGGAAACAGCTATGTCAGCAGCAATTACAGCAGCAGTAGGCGGTGCCGTAGTCGGCAGCCTTTTGGCTGACGATTACGGGGCTGAAGGGGCAAACGACGCAGCAGCGGCGAACACGCGATTGCAGTCTGAAATCTCGAGAGAGCAATGGGACAAGTACAAGGA